TTATCACCCAAATCAATTGGATATTTCAAAAGATTGGTGCTTTGCTGGTTAGAATACAATTCTCCCAACGGACCTCTAGATGGATCAACAGAGACTGATGTGCCGAGCAAATTAAACGGAGAAAAAGCCATTATGCTTCCTTGGAGTAAATATACATATTATTTATGTCATATAAAGGATGGTTCACACCCAAAAACCCAAACAAATACAAAGGCAATGCCGATAGGATTGTCTACCGTTCCTCATGGGAATTGCGTGTTATGAAGAATTTTGATGAGAATCCAAGTGTGATTTGGTGGGCATCCGAAGAAATGTTTGTTAAGTATGTCTCGCCAATCGACAAACGGGTGCATCGTTACTTTCCAGATTTTGTTGTCCGCCTCAAAAAGAAAGACGGAAAAGAAGCTACGATGATGCTGGAGGTGAAACCGGAAAAGCAAACGAAGCCACCAAAACAGTCTCGGAGAACCCGTAAGATGCTAGCCGAGGTTGCAACATATGCCATCAATCAAGAAAAGTGGAAGGCAGCAGAACTATTCTGTCTAGAACACGGTTGGCAGTTTAAAATACTGACTGAAAAAGAGTTAGGCATATGAGATAAATAGATGGATGGCAAAGACACTATTACAAAGAATAACTGAATCTCTTGCAAAAGAAGGTTTAAAACCACGCACTAATGCTGCGCGGGATTGGTTGCGTTCGAAGGTCAAAGAACTGAAGCCTTCACCACAAAGATTGATGAACGACAGACAGAGGCTAAGAGATTCTTCTATCATCGGAAAGATGTATTTCTATTTCTATGATCCAAAGACAAAAGACAAAATGAAATACTATGACAGATTTCCTCTTGTCATTCCAATTGAAAACTATAAAGATGGATTCTTAGGTCTAAATCTTCACTATATTACTCCAAGACAAAGAATCATTTTGTTGGACAAACTTAGTGAGACAGCATCAAACAAATCATTTGATGAGAACACCAAATTACGAATCAGCTATGCATACTTGGCTGCGGCATCGAAAGCATTTGAAGCTACGCCATGTATAAAAAGATACCTGTTCAGCCACATCGAATCTAGGTTCTTAGAAATTACTGCCAATGAGTGGGATATTGCTGTAATGTTACCAGTTGAAAGCTTCGTTGGCGCATCGACAAGTAAAGTTTATTCAGACTCTAGAAAGAAATTCTAATGTCATTTTCACCCAATTTATTTCTATCAAACATCAAAGCCAAAGACGGGCTAGCAAAGCCATCTAGATTTGAGGTCGTGTTGCCTATACCAGCATACATCGGAAGTTTTGTTGGAAACAGTTTGATAGCCTCTATTTTAAATTTTCCTAACTCAGTCTTTACTGATATATCAGATGCAATATCTAATGCGTTTGGTGGAGATTCTAGTTCATCAGCTTCTACATCCAGCAATCCAGCAGTATCACGATATCTTGCTCTGCAATGTGAGACAGCAGAATTGCCAGGTAGAGCATTAAACACACAGGATGTAAAGATTTATGGTCCAACTTTCAAAGTTCCATTTCAGACTGTGTTTCAGGATACAACTCTTACTTTCCTATGCACCAACGATTTCTATGAAAGAAAATTGTTTGACCGTTGGATAGAAGCCATTCATCCGTCAGATACCTACAATTTTAGGTATTCTAAAGAAAGTGATACTGCATATACAACAAACATAAAAATTATTCAGTATGATGAATTCATCAAACAAATTTTTGCAGTAGAGTTAATAGATGCTTTTCCAACATCAATAGCAGCACAACCATTGAGTTGGAGCGAAGAAGGTTTTCATAGACTATCTGTTACATTTGCATACCAAAAATACAAACCAATTTACGATGGTGGTTACGATTTGTCTGCCGCGGCTGCTGCACTATTTGGCACCGCAGGATCAAGATTGTTACCACTTGGAAATGCCCTTACACTATAATTAACAAGCGAGGTTATTATGCTACCAAAGTTAGATGTACCTATTTTTGAACTTAAATTAGTTTCAACTGGAAAAACAGTAAAGTATAGACCATTCTTGGTGAAGGAACAAAAACTTCTCCTGATGGCTACACAATCTGATGATGAAAAAGAAACTGTCAACACTATCAGACAAGTTATTAAAAATTGCTTGATAGATGAATTGAATGTAGATACTTTGCCAGCGTTTGATTTGGAGTATCTGTTTCTTAACATTCGCGCCAAATCGGTAAACGAAGTTGTTGAAGTACGATATAGATGCAACAACATTGTTGATGAAAAAGCTTGCAACAATTTGGAGAAGTTTGACATTAATTTGTCAGAAGTAAAACCAACCATCTCTCCAGATCACACAAAACAAATTATGCTCCGTGATGATTTAGGTATGATGATGAAGTATCCTACATTTGAAATGCTGTATGAGATAAACGGAAAAACTGAAGAAGAAATCGTTTTTGAAATTCTACCAAAGTGTATCGACTACATCTTTGATAGCAATATGAAGTACCCAATAAAAGACACACCTGCTGAAGAATTGAATGAGTTTCTAGACAATCTCCAGCAGAAAGACATGGAAAAGATACAGAAATTTTTCTCTACTATTCCACGATTGAAAACAGAAGTAAAGTTTCAATGTAAGAAATGTAAGTATGAAGAAGATATTACCGTAGAGGGTTTACAAAGTTTTTTCGGATAACTCTTTCTCACGATAGTTTGAGCAATTACTACCAGACAAACTTTTCATTGATGCAGCATCACAAGTATAGTTTGACTGAATTGGAAAATATGATACCGTGGGAAAGAGAGATATACATCAATATGCTATTGCAGTACCTTGAAGAAGAAAATGAAAGATTAAAACAAAAACAAAAGAGTAAGTAATGGCATCTTTAGCAGACATTTATAAGAGCGAAAAGAAACAGGGCGGAGGTCTTGCTTCCACTCTTGGAAAAAGTATGATGGAAAGTCTTGATCCTAGAAATTTATTGGATCAAAACGGTCTTCTTACTTCTATGTTTCCTTCTCTGAAAGGTTATAGTGCTACACCCGACAAGAAAAAAGATAAAGAAAAAAAAGAAAGTTCTGGTACTTCTCCAACTAAAGCTTCATTCGATGAAACACTAAGCAATCTAGGAACAAAAACTACCTTTGAACGCCTGTATAAAGCACAGGTAATGTCATTGAAATATACTTCTGTTTTGCCAGATATGTCTAAAGACTTGAAGAATATCAATAATCTATTGAAGCGTATGATTGTAGAATCGGAGGAAAGTGGTGGAATATTAGATACCATACTAGATGCGCTTGGTTTAGGTGATATTTTTGGAAGAAGAAAAGTTAAACCTGGTGCGCGAGCCAGACTCAAAAGAATACAGGCGATAAGAGCAGCAAGACTTGCAGCACAAACTTCAGCGGCTGCTACGGCTGCAAAAGTATCTCCAACCGTTGCACCAAAGCCAGCACCAAAAACTCCAACAAAAGTTCCATTCGAGGAAGCTGCAAAGAAAATTCCAGATTTAATAAAAAAATATGCTAGTAAAATAACATGGAAAATTATTCCAGGAATAGGAATAGGTGCAGGTTTAATAGATGCAGGATTAAGAATTGCTCAAGGTGATTATGAAGGCGCTTTAATTGATGCTGCCGGAGCAGGTGCAGGAGCAGCCGCAATACTTACTTCACCTTCAATAGTTGGGGCAGCAGCATTAACAGCAGCGCAAGTTGGCGCATTTGCTACTAACACAGCTAGAGACATTTATAAAGAAGCATATGGTGTTTATCCTGGAGAAGATGAAGACGATGAAGATGGCACAGTAGCTGAAAAATACAAAAAGATTTATGATGGTTTTATTGAAGCAATAAAAGAAGCAACTGCAAACAAACCAAGTCCTTATGATATACCTGAAGATTATGATGTTATTACTGGAGAACCAATACCACAAAGACAACCAGAAACTGGAACAAACCAAAGGTCTGGAAGAATTAGATCAGCAAATTTATTCCCCGCACCTACAACACCAACAACACCAACACAACAAGCAGCACCAATAACTCCTGTTAATGTATTTGGTGGACAAAATGCAAGTGACATACCAGAAGATGAGAATGCGGCAAGAGCAAAATTGTTTAAAGGTCAAAACGCAATACCTTTACCACCAGAAGAAGATGAAGAAGGTCGTAGAGCCGCTATGGTTGGTAGTCCTAACTTACCTCCGCCACCTGCACCAGCAGGAAATGAAACTAGCTCCAAAATTGGAGATAAAATTTCTTCTTTATCATCCGACATAAGCGATGCTAGAATTACTGCTGCAAGCACACCAATAGTAGCTTCTGTGCCAGCAAAATCTTCGATGAATACACCACCAAGTGATGAGGTTGATATGACTAGATTGCCTGTTGCATCAGCATACAACGAAGAATTTATGACAGAGTTTTTTGGTTCAAGACAACAAAGTTTTGCGACAGGATAATAAATGGCAGAGCAAGATAAAACATATGTTCCTGGTTATTGGAGAGCAGCGAAGAATACTAGAACCAAAAAAGAAAAATCTAGTAAACCAGAAAAAGTCAAAACAGTAACTGTTACCAAAGAAGGTCCGCTTACAAAGCAACAACTTGGTAAAATAACTCTCAACTCAATTAAGTTGGCGAGAAACCTATCTGCTTTACCTACAATTGCTAAAGAAGTAAAACAATTAAGCAAAAATTTAAAAGCATTATCAGAAACAAAAAACTTTTCTAAAAGAAAAGGTAAAGGTGTTGATGTAACAAAATTTTTGATAGATAATATTTCTTCAATCGCATCGGTTGCCACATTAGGTGCTTATGCTGCCACCGATACAACAGAAGCTAATGCGGCCGATACTGAACAAAAAAACCAAGAATATAAGCAAAGTGTATATGATACAAAAAGTTTAGAAGAACAGGCTGCTGAAGAAAGAGAAGCGTATTCACAAGGATCAAATCAACAACAGCCAGTACCTGTAACACCGCCACCGCCTGCGCCACCTGCTGCACCTCCTGTTCCACCTGCACAGCCACCATTATCACCTATGGTGCAAAATGCAATGCCTGGTGCAACACTAAGAGAACAAGCTGGTTTACCTGCGGTGATACCAACTAGACCAGCACCTGCTACACCAGCTTTAAGACCAGGTGAAGTTTCTGGAACAATCAGACGCACAGATAGTTCGACTGGAGGAGGAAGAGGCTATATCAATCCAGAATTAGTGA